GTTAGAAGTATGGGTGTTATTCCACAAGGTTACTTTGTGAATAGAAGATTCACTGATACTAATGCATACTTTTTTAAAACTGATATTCCAAATGGTGCAAAGATGTTTAATAGAACACCTTTACAAACCAAGATGGAACCAGATTTTGATACTGGTAACTTACGTTTCAAAGCTAGAGAAAGATATTCTTTTGGAGTATCTGACTGGAGAAGTTACGTAGGTAATGCAGGTGCATAACCACTAACCACTAGGGAGGGTAGTAAAATACTCTCCCTATACTTTAAGGATAATAAATGGCTAAAAATATAACAGCAGTAAATAAATCAGGTGGAGATGGAGTAATTATTTCAACAAATGATATTACAAGAATAGTAGCTCTTCATGCATTTTCTTCTGCAGCAGGCACAGTTGCTATAGCTGATAGTACAGGAGATAAAATAAAATTTCAACTTCCAGAGAATGGAACAGCAGATATTTATATAGGTGACATGGGTATTAGATGTGAAGCAACAATAAGTGTATCTACTCCGAATGCAGGTAGTGTTACATTATTTGTAGGCTAGACTAATGCCTGATTTTGCTTTTCTCAAAACAGATATAATAAATACAAGTGAGAATGATTCTTCAGAGTTTGAAGAACATATTTCTTTCTTTATTGAAAAAGCAGAGATACGTTTAACTAAAGATTTAGATGATGTAGGGCTAACTGAGTTTAGCTCTTTTTCTTTTACAGCATCTAATCCAGTTGTTAGTCTTCCTGCTGAAACAAGAATTATAAGAAGTGTTAATTTTAAAACAAGTGCTTCTTCTAATATAACAACAATCTTACAAAGACCTTATGAGTATGCTATAGATTACTTTCCTTATGCAAGTGCATCTACAGGTACTCCTAGATATTACGCTAGAAAAAATCAAACATCAATATATATAGTACCAACTCCTGCATCTGCTTTATCAGGAGAAATATCTTATGTGCGTAAACCATTAGGTTTAGCAAGTGCTACAGGTACAAGTGTAACTACAACAAATTATTTTAGTGAATTTTGTTATGATGCATTATTTTATGCATGTATGATAGAAGCAAATAGATTTATGAAAAATCCTAATGGTGTACAATTATACCAAGGTGATTATGTAAATGCTGTAGAAGGATTACGTAATCAAGCAAGAAGATCAAGACAGGATAATATGGAGACTGCACACAATCCAAGTGGTGCTCCAAATGTTTTAGTTAAAGGGAGTAACTAATGACAATAGGTAGATCAAGTATTAGAATGCAATTAACTAAAAGATTACAAAATAAAAAAGTTAAAAAAAAGAACAAAAAGAAAAAGGGTAAGAAATAATGGCAAATATTAGTAGATTACTTACAGGTATTTTAAAAGGTGCTGATAAAACAGCTAAAAAAATATTAGTGGACACTTTAGAAAATCCTGCTAACTTAACAGGTAAAGGAGAAATAAGAAAAGATACATTAAAAGAATTATCTAAACAAGAGGGTTTATCTAGAAATTTAAAAGATTTAATAAGTGCTGCTAAAGATAATACAGGTGCTAGACAATTAATCGGAGATTATAAAACTGGTAGAAGAAAAATTGGAGAAGATGAACTAGGAGGTTTTAAAGTTTATCAAGATGCAGCTAGAGAAGTTAAGACAGGAGAAACTCCTGAAGCTTTTACAGCAAGAAAGAAAAAAGAAGGAAAAGAAAAAGGTAAAAAAGTTTTTGAGTTTTTAAAAAATATGCCTGAAGATTTAAGACCTCAACAAAAAGGTGAACAATATAGTGTTATTAGAGATTTAGCAAGAATACAAACAAAAGCAAGAAAACAAGAAAAAACTCAAAAAGATTTAGATGCTATGTTAGCTAAAGCATATAAAGCAGGAACTTTTGTAAAAGATCCTAGATATGCTAAAATTATAAATGAATATGAATTTATTTCAAAAGCTTTAGGTAAAAGAGCTTTTGCTAATATATTAAAAGATAATCCTGATATTGCTAAAAAAGTTAGAGATCCTAAATTTAAAAGTAAAATAAATACTGCTTATAAAGAATTAATTGAAGATGCAGGTAAATTTATAGAAAGAGGAGCAAATAAAAATGTTTCTAAAGATATTAATCCTGTTAGATTAAATGCTTTATCTAAAGCTGCTAAAGAAACAAATTATCTTGAGAAAGGTAAAGATAGAACAGATCCATTTTTTTCTAATAAAAATATAAAGAAAAGATTAGGTTTTAATAAACCAATAGATGATATTACTATTGAACCAAAAGAATATCGTTCACCTTATAAATTTGTATATAAAGAAGGTGCTGATCCTAAAGAAATGACATCAAGACTTTCTACAGGAAGACGTGGTGTAGTTACAGATACACCTGAAATTATAAAAGAAAAAAAGAATGTTATAGGTATTGAACCTGTTTTTCCAGAAGATTCAATAACACAATCTAATTTAATTAGACAAGCTAGAGCTGCAGCTATAGATTTAGCTTCTGATCCAAAAATGCCTAGACAAAAAGAATTTATTTCTCCAAAAGATATGATGGCAATTAGAAGAGGAGAAGATCCTTTTTTAAGAACTCTTCAAGTAACAAGAAGAGAATCTGGAGAGTTAAAACCTGATCCTAAACTTTTAAAAGAATATCAAGAACAAGTAGCAAAAGTAAGAGCTTATGAAGCTAAATATCCAGGTAGACCTTTACCTAAAAAAACTATAGACTATTTAAGAAAATTAGAAAAAGAAGAAGCTATAGCAAGAGATGCAGAACGTGGTGGTATATTTGCTGGTCAACCAACTGTTGGACCTAAATCACGTAGAGGTGGACCATTAGCTGAAGAGGTAACAAAACCAGTAGAACAAGGAGGAAGAGTTTTACCTTGGACTATTGCTAATCCTGATAATTTACCAACTCCTGTTAAAAGAGAGTATTATCAAAATTTAGAATTTTATGATAGTTTAAAAAGTCAATATTTAGATCAAGGTTTTTCTGTAGCAGCTGCAGAGAGAGAAGCTAAACAAGATTTTGTAGAAGCTTTTGGAGAATCTAAAGAAGCAATGCGAATACGAATGGGCATGTCAGATGATGCAACAGATATAGCAGATGATATAGATGTTCCAGTGGAGGGAAGAACTCGTTTACTTGCAGAAGAAACTCCTACACAAGAAGCAGAAGATTTATTAGATGTTACAAGATCTTTAGAAGATATAAATAAAATAGAAGATTTAAGTTTTAGAAGAGGTGGTTTAATTAGTCTTGTTAAGAAAAGAAAAAAGAAAAGACCTATACCTAAAATAATAAAAAATAGAACTAAAAGTAAAAGAAAACAAAAAAAACCTAAAGGTATTGGTAAAGCACTTAGAGGTTATGGAGCAACAAATGCCTAAAAAAAGAAAAATAAAAGGTAAAGGAATGAAAGGCATGACTATTGGTGGTGGTTATAAAAGACCTACTAAAAGTGGTGCTGGACTAACAGCAGCAGGTGTTGCTAAATATAGAAGACAGAATCCAGGCAGTAAATTAAAGACTGCTGTGACAGAAAAGAAACCAACAGGAAAGAGAGCTAAAAGAAGAAAGAGTTTTTGTGCTAGATCTGCAGGACAAATGAAAAAGTTTCCTAAAGCAGCCAAAGATCCTAATTCAAGATTAAGACAAGCAAGGAGAAGATGGAGGTGTTAATTGTCATATCTAATAAGCAATATTCCACATTTCAAATGTTGGGTAAGAAAAGAGTTTACGCATAACCATATAAAGTATCATGGTGAACATTTACATGGTTTAGCGATTGCAGTAAATACAATACCAGATAGATGTTTAAGTTTTCAAGTTGTATTTACTGGTATACAAGAAGAAGAAAATACAGTAGGTGGTGCAATGTGGGCACGTCTTCCAATCACAAGTTTGATTGCAGATGAAGTGCTAGAAAAAATGCCAGATAGAATGGATACTCATTTAGCACAACCTTGGGATTGTTCTTCTAGAGGTCACTCAGTAATAGTGATGGATAGAATAAGTTCTAGCCCTTGGTACTGTAAAATAGGTGGAGAGTTTTATAAAGGTAGGTATATGTTTACAGTTGATTATACAGATAGTTATATAAGTGATGACCCTGCACAACATAAGCAAAGTCATGTATTACAATTAACAGATGCTGGTAAGTGGACTGGTAATATTGTAGCACTGCCTAATAATAGAGTTAGAGTAACTAATCCTGCATTATGGATAGCTGGTGAAGGTGCACCAGATTTTGCACCAAGTCAATATATACATTCTGCAGAAATACATGATAGTTATACAGATCCAAATGTAACATTTAATAATCTTTATAAGGAGAAAACTAATGATGAAAAAAGCTAAGTATATGGCTAAAGGTACAAAGTACATGGCTAAAGGTTCTAAGTATATGGCTAAAGGAGGTAAAATACCTTTGTTAGGTAGAGGTAAGAAAAAGAAAAAAACAATGAAAAAAAAGAAGAAAAAATAATGGCTCTTAAAAAGAAAAAAACTAAAAAGAAAAAAGGTGCAAAACCAACTAATCCTGCATTATATGCAAGAGTAAAAGCAGAAGCTAAACGTAAGTTTAAAGTTTATCCAAGTGCATATGCTAATGGATGGTTAGTGCGTACTTATAAAAAACGTGGTGGTGGCTATGCCTAAACCTACAGGTGGTCTTACTGCTTGGTTTGGTAAAGGACCTAAAGGTGATTGGGTAGATATAGGTGCTAAAAAGAAAAAAGGAAAGTTTCAAGCTTGTGGTAGAAAGTCTACTAAAACAAGTAAAAGAAAATATCCTAAGTGTGTACCTAGAGCTACTGCTAATAGGATGTCTAAATCACAGATAAGAAGTGCTGTAAAAAGAAAAAGAGCTGCAGGTAATCCTGGAGGTAAACCTAAAAATGTAAGAACATTTAAAAGAAAGAAAAAGAAATGAATATAACACCTGAATTAATTACTACAATACATAATATATCTTGGTTTGATGGAATATTATATGTTATACTTGGTTTAGGTACATATGCAATATATAGATGGATTAAAAAGAAATGGTAAGAAGATTAAAGAAAGTAACTAAACAATTAAAAAAAGCTTCTAAGCTTCATGCAAATCAAGCTAAGATAGTTGCAAACTATGTGAAAAAGAATGAGAAAAAGAAAAGACCCAAAAGTAGGAACAGGAAAAAAACCTAAAGGTTCTGGTCGTAGATTATATACAGACGAGAATCCTAGAGATACAGTAAGTATTAAGTATGCAACTGTAGCAGATGCAAAAAAAACTATAGCTAAAGTTAAAAGAATTAAAAAACCTTATGCTAGAAAAATACAAATACTAACTGTGTTAGAACAAAGAGCTAGGTTTGGAAAGAAACCAGAACAAGCAAGATTAGCTAAAGCAGCTAAAGCATATTTAAAAAGGACTAGAAAATAATGGCAACATCAGGTACATATGATTTTAATCTTGATATAGATGAGATTATACAAGAAGCTACTGAAATGATAGGTGGTGAACAGACATTAGGACATGAACCTAAGTCTGCTAGACGTTCTATAAATTTAATGTTGAATGATTGGCAAAATCGTGGTATACTATTATGGAGTACCTTTACAACTGCAGTTACAGTTTCTACAAGTGTAACAACATATGATTTAGCAGGTTCAATAACAGATACATTAATAGTTACATATAGAGAAACAGCAACAGGAACAGATACAAAATTAGAAAGAAAAACATTTGAAGAATATAATATTATACCTGAAAAGTCTCAAACAGGTAGACCAACACAATACGCAATTAAAAGAAATTTATCTAATCCAACTTTATTTTTATATCCTGTTCCTAATGTTACTACAGGTATTTTAACTATAGAAGCTATAAGACAAGTAGCAGATGTAAATAAATCTTATCAACAAAATGCAGATGCTCCTGTTAGATTCTTACCTTGTTTAACTGCTGGATTAGCATACTATATGTCTTTAAAAAGAAATGGTTTACCTGAAACAAGGATAGCTTTATTAAAAAGTAATTATGAAGAATTATTAATGAGAGCAATGGAAGAAGACAAAGAGAGAGCAAGTATTTATTTTAAACCTAAATTAAGGGCAGTATAATGGCTACTAATAAAAGAGCATTAGCAATGTGTGATTCTTGTGGATTTGTTTATCCTATGAGAGTTATGAAGTTAAGTAGTTATGATACA